TGTTTTCAAACCACTAACTTGTATTTTATAGTTGTCAATTTGGCTTGATTTGTCTTTATCTATTTTAAGATAGTTTGCTTCCATATCTCTTAAAGCTACAATTACCTCTTCACGATTCTTAAGAGATTGATCTAAAGTAACTATAACGCTGTCTTGTGCTACTACTAGCTTCTCGTTTGTTTCTCCTTCTTGAAGATCAACAACAACCGCTTTACTTACTTCTAAAGGAAGTTGGGTTGTGTCTTCAGATACTAAAACATATTCATTAGGATACTTAGCTACAAAAAAACTATCTACTTGAGTAGGAGTGTATTTCAAAGCATCTTTAGCATCTTTAAGATCACCCTTTAAATATAAGACTTTTTTATTTAATGCACCTACTTTAACTACTAAGTAGTCATTATCTTCTTCTAATATACTAATACCAGCTTCTAAATGAATGTTTTCTATTAATACAGAATCAATACTATATTGAAGTGAATCAATAGTTTTTTCATACGGTTTTGTATCAAATTTAGGGGCTTTGTAAATGAATATGTACCATACTGCTAATAAAGCTAAAAGGCATATTACTACAATACTAATCGTCTTCTTCATTTGAATCTAATTTAGGGTTTTCTATTGTCTCTATTTGAGCTTTAAGAAGTTTAATTCTGTCAGGAATGTTTCCAACAGCATTCTTATATCCAGCTACATCTTTAAGTTTAAGGTTATCATCAGGTCCTCTTTCTGTATATTTAGCAAGAATTGTTTTTACTTGCTTTTGAAGATTTGCAAGCTCTTTCTTTTTCTTATCTATTGATCTAAAGTCTTTTTCAGATTGTTTGAGATCATCTTTTGAAGGTTCTACCTCCATATCTTCCTCCTCTCTAATCTTAGAGATTATGGTAAGATTGTTTTCAACTAAATACTTTCTTAAGTTAAATGACATGGTTGCACATTTACTTATAAATATTTATCAATCAACAAAATCTTCTTTGGTAAGTACTTTCCTTAAAGGCCTAGATAATTCTAGCCATCTATCATAATTGTACTTGACTCCAAACAAATAGTATTCGTCTTGTTTGTTATGTCCTTTTCCATAAAGGATAGCAGGACCTGTGGCACAATGTGGTTTTGTAGCACCTTTATCGTCTTCGTAAATGTGGATTGTTGTTCCTTCTATAGTATTTATTGTTCTATAGATTGTATCTTTTTTTGCCATGTTATTAATTTATGGCTAATATACAACAAATAATTGAAATAAAAAAATTTATTTTTCTCCTATTTTTAATCCTGGAGTATTAATATAAAGTGATTTTCCTGCCCATCCACCTGACGCTCTAGTTCTTAGTGTTAAGGGAATAAGTACATTTGATTTTATTAAATCACTATAAAATTTAATATCAAAAGATTGTCCTGTTCCTAGATATGTATATTCTATTTTTTTAATATTTTCAGGACTAGATTTAGTAAGCATCATTTTAGACTCATCATCAGAAGTAACATCTTTTATTGTTGATCCAGTTTCTGTTCCTATAAGTAATTTATAAGGTGCATCATTAACTTCTGGGTTTACTTCTCCATAAGTGTAGTATGCAATTGTTTTAAGTAAATAGTTTAAGTTTTTGGGTTTTTTCCAATAGGCTCCCATATTTTGTATTAACTGATTTCTAAACAAATAATAGAAATCTTTTCCGTAAAAATCAAGTCCATCTTTTTCAAACTCTCTGGCTAGATTTGCAAATGACCCTCTACTAGTTGTTTCAGAATGGTTTTCTTTTTCAATATTAAAATCTTTAAGCGCTTTTTTAGTATTAGGTGCTTTTAAAGATGTATTTGTCATTATTGATTCTGCGGCTTGATTCCAAGAGCTGTCAACTATTTGCTTTATATTTTTGTCTTGATTTTTATCTTCTAGCTTACTAGCAAATGCAGAAAGACTTGTATTAAATTTAGGAGTAGAATCTGGTCCTTTATCAGTTATTTTATTTGAGTATCCTAAAAAAGTTCCATCTTTAAATTTAATAAATACATCAGATGGATTTTTACTGCCCACTCCTTCAGGTTTTGTTCTAGGTGTCCAATACACTTGAGAAATAGATTTAGTGTTCCCTCCTATATCAGCCTTAACAGCTTTCGCATTATTCATTCCTATAGCAATATCTCTTTCAGGAGTCTCATCTTTATCAAGAAGCTTAGATAACATTTCATATGATACATCAGATCCGTCTCCTGTGTTAACCCCAGTTGATCCTTTTTTGCTTTTAACAAACTTTATAAATTCTTTAGGCGTTCCTTTAAAATTATTTATTAAAAAATAAACAGTCAAAAATTCATTGACATTAGAAGATGCAGTAGCATCTTTTCTTTTTTCTGTACCGTAGTGTCCTGTTACATCTGCTTTACTACTTTTTACGTAGTAGTTTGTATCTTTAATATTTCCATTTTGATCTATACCAATTTGAAAAGAGTATCCGCCTTTTCTATCTATTGCAGGTTTTCCTTTAGGATCATTAGTACTTTTAAATACAATTTTGCTAGGATCAATCTTAAGCTGTTTTGCTATATCGTTTTTTAGATCGTCTTTTACAGTATAGTATGGATTAAATCCTGATTTTGTTTTATAATCAGGGCTTATAGTTAATTCAGTAGTTAGGTTTTTTTTTAAAATACTTTCTAATATACTAGACTCTGTCAACTCTTCTCCTCCTGCTTCTGGTGCTGATTTTTCTGCTGGTGGTGTTGGTCCTGCTTCTTCTGTAGGTCCTTCTGAATCTCTAGTTGCTTGTTCTGCTCCATCTGGTCCTTTAGTCTTTAACGGGTTACCAAACCTAAGAAGCCTTGATATTGCAACCATGCATCTTTCTTTCTCACCAATAGACATTAAATAGTATTTCCTTCCTTCTACAGTTGCTTCATAGGCTTTGCCCATAAACTGCAAGAAAAAGAATTGGCCATTATGTAGAACAACTTTAAATGTTGTTGGCTTAGGAGCAACTACATATATACCAGTAATATACTCTTCAAATGAAGGAGTCATAAGATACTCAAGAGTGTTCTTAAGTCCTGCATACTTCTTCAATATGAACTGCATAGGATCATCCTCAAACGTAGAAGTTTCAGGCTCCATCCTATCTAACTCTTGTAAGAGTATAGTCTTTAATATATCTTGGTTACTCACTGGCATTATTTATTTTGCTTTTTTGCGCTTGATAACACTTTCCATCATAGATTTAAGAGCCATGTCTAAATCTTCTGCATCACCTGCAGGTACTTCTTCTGTACCATCTGGAAGTTCATCCATATCATGTTCGCCTCCATTATATTCGTGGTAGTTTTTAGAAGCCTGATTGATAAAATTCTCTGCATTAGTAATATGATCTTGAATCCAAGCAGGGATATCTTTCTCATCTTGGCCTAACAAATTCATTAATTGACTAGCAGAACTTATAATAGACTTAAGACTATTTTGAGCCATTGATACTTCATGATCTTCGCCTTCACCTTCTTCCTTCATGCCTTTTTTTGCACGAAGAGCTTTAAAGTCTGCACCAGTAATTTTATCTTTAGGTTCAGCAGCTTGCGCTATCTTTTCTTGATTCCCAGGAAGATTTTTTTCGTTCAACTCTTTCATCAAAAGAGCTTTGAAGAATGAAATGTTAGTCATTTTATTTTTTCTTTTTAGATTTTTGTGCTCGTTTCCACAACTTTGCATCTGCTTTTCTAGCACCGCCTTTACCAGTTATAAAGCTATTCACCCTACCCATTCCCCACTGATGTTGGCCAGCACCTGGTCTATGTCCTGTTTTCCAGGCAGCAAGACCTAAAGCATACACACTTTTAAGTATAGATTTAGATATTCCAGAAGCTTTAGCTTTATTAGCTAACCCTTTTTCTATTGCAGCATCATACTCAAGAATAAGTATTTGCTTTAATATATCTAATTTATTCATCATTTTTTCTTCTTTTTATCTAGTTTCTTTTTAACTATATCTCTAGTTCTATCCATTTTCCTTGCGTAAGCAGGATCATCTTTACGATTAAAGTTAGCTTGCTGATTTAAAGAACCGGTTATCTTACTCATATTACCTTTTCTTGTCCTAATCATCCAGTTAGCTAACTTTTCTGCTGGTAGCTCTTTGAACTTACCTTTTGCATCCGGTGCATTAGAATGGTTAAACTTAAGTCTCTCTTCAACTAATTGTTGTAATAGTTCTTTTAGTTTCATTACTTTTCTTTTTTGCCAAATCTTTTTTCATATGCAACTGTTGCAGCAGACTTTCTAGTCTTATACTTTTTAGTCTTAGCATCATCTGAATAATCAGCATCCCACTTACCGTAGGCTGAAGGATCATCTGACTTTAAATCCTTTCTTGCTTTTATATCTTTTTTCATTTCCGCTGCATCTTTAGTAAGATACGCAGCATTAACTTTACCTGTCTTTTTTGCCTCACTTACTCTAACACAGTTAGGAACCATATTCCCTTTTTTTCCCTTTTTCATACCTTTTTTTTGGTATCCATCCCAACAAGCTTCTTCAAGAGGATTTAAATCTAGTTGCTTTCTTATTGAATCAAAATCTTCATATTCCATTCCTAAAAGTTCCTCTTGCACATCTTCTTTAGATTTTAATTTGTGGTAAGGAAATACTACTTTAGATACTAGTTTAGGATTTTTATCATATAAATCTAGAATAGGTTGTATTGTCATTACTCCCATTTCTGAGATTACTTCATTCAATATGTCTTTAAGCTTAATCATATGAATATAAATATCTGCCTATTAATTAAAGTTGGGAGGCTAATATATCTGTCATATTTATACTACTTCCAAGTAATTCCATCCCAATATTCAAACCCCTGTAATTTGTTTTTATAGTTGAAAATATCAAAATAATCAGCTATATATAAATGCTCGTAATCATTTATAAGTTTTTTTAGTAAGTAGTAAAATGAAAGAGTTCCATAAGACTTTTTACTTTTTGTTTCATTCATGACAGAGAATAATACTTGATCTTCTATATAGATTATCCTACCCCAAAAAAGATCGTCAAAAAAAAAGTCTTCAAATTTTCCGTGATTATAAAGTTGTAGGTCTGATGGGGTTTCTATTTGTTTGTTTTCTGTATGTCCTGATATTTTTATTTTAGATAGTTGATTTTTTCTTTTACTAGAAATTTCTTGTATTTTTAGTCTTGAAGATTGCGTTTGATACCAGTGTTCCTGATTATCTTTATAATAAACAATCCATCCATTTTCAAACATGGATTTAGCAGATTCATTTTCTCTTTCAGCTTCTAAATAAATTATAGGATATTTACCATTATAAATACTTAAAGAATGATCAAATATTAGTTTCATTATCTAATTCATTATATATTTTAGATCTTTCTTTATTTGATTCACCAGATTCTAAGTCAGTATGATCATAATTAAAAACATCAGTATCAGGTGTAACCCACCTACTATTTCTTTCTGCAGTCCAAGAAGTAGTATTATATTTTCTATTTATAACAATATCTTGTTTAACTGTAAATGACGGATCATGAATAATTAATCTATTATTAGGTTGTATTGCAAAATTTCCATTATCCATTTGAATAAAATGTCCACATTTATGTTGAGAAGGAAATTCACTTAATCCAAAATCTGTATCACTCATATCATCAGAACTTCCCCAATCTAAGGTAAATAAATATTTTCCTGAATATTGAACTCTTCTTCTTGAAGTAAATTTACAAGTCTTATTTTTTAATACAGGAAAACAAGTTGCACCTACATGATATGTAAATGAATCCCACAAAACAAGTTCATCTAACTCTTGTTGAGGAGCATCTTCTTTCCAACAAAAGGCATGAATTGGCATTCTCCACCAGAGTCCACCATCTTCCATCATAAAATGAAATAATGGTGCTTGAGCAGGTATTGATGACATGCCAAATATATAGCATGGAAACTTTTTATCAAAAGAATCTTCTTGATTTCTTAGAAAGTTTCCTCTAATAAAAGACTCAACAATTGGGATTGGGGTATTTAGATATGACATTTTATAACCGTTTTATAAATTTATATTATTTTTCTCTTATTAATAGTTCGCCTAGTACCTCTAAACGTCCCATTTCAGTTTGAAATTCATTTTGAGACATATCTAAAGATATCTTTTTATATGTTTCGTTAAATTCTTTTTTAGCAGCTTCTTTATCTAACTTACCTGCGGCTGCTTTTTTATAATATGGAAATTTAACTTTATAGTGTTTATAAGTTAATAAAGATAAACCACCGGCCTCTTGAGTAGTATCAGCTATTTTTTCAGCACCTTTTAGTCTAGTACTAGCAAATGTTTCGAAGCTTTCTTTAACTTCATTTAGCAGTTGAATAAGTTTTATCATTTGTTTTTATTTTTAACAGGAGCATAACCTGAACCATATGGTGCTGCTTTACCTGATTGTGGGTCTGATGTTTCTTTTACTTTATTTAAACTTTTAGTTTTTTCTTTTGATGCTTCTTTACGAGATTCAATATAATCTAATCCACGTTTTAATCTAGCTTTTACTTCAGAGTCTTTAGCTTTACCGTAAGCAGCTCTTACTCTTTGATGTATTAGATTTATAATCTGTGATTGTCTAGCATGTGATTTAGATTTAAATTCACTCTTAGATAGTGTATCTTTTATATCTTGAACTGTTTTAAATTTTACACTAACAGTATCTTTAGGATCTTCATCTGTGTATAATCTGCGATCTGATCCCTTTGGCTTTTTACCACTACCTTTTTTAGGATCAGCTTCAGTTATATTAGGATCATTAGTCCAGGTATCAGAAGCTTTATATCTTACTTTTTTAACCATATCAGATCTATATGGTGGATACATTTCTAATAATATATCTAATAGTTTAATCATATTACCACTTTCTACATGACCAATATCTAGCTTTCCATTTTGGTCCTGGGTTAGTATCACAATGATGTCTTGCTCTAAAACTCTTTCTCCTTGCAGGATTATTCTTTTTTATCTTTACTCCTTTCTGACCAAAGTTTACTTTAACAACATTTCCTTTGGCATTCTTAACATACACCTTAAACTTCTTAACATCACCTGCCATTGGGACTCCTAGCTGAACTTTACGGCCTTGGTATTCTGCTTCTTGTAAAGAGTTAATATTTTCTCTTATATATTGAGCTAAACACTGAGGGCAAAATTCACCTTCATTTAAACTCTCAATTGGTCTATTATCATTTCCACATTTATGACAAAGATAAGGATCTTTTCCACCTTCTGAAGCTTTCCATCTCCATCCACAATTTTTACACCTTATCATTTTCTCTTCTTCTAAACCGGCTTTGGCCAACTTATCATAGTAGTTAGGATCTTCTTTAATATGATCCATAGCTATTTTCAAAGCTATTTTAGGATCATCAGTATGTTCCATCTCAACTTCAATACCTTTCTTTACTTGTTTTAGTAAAGCCTTATCCATTATTTTAGGAATTTAAGTTTATACTTAGTAGATTCTAGAAGATTAACTACATTGTCAATCTCATTCTGGATATATGAATCTTGTGGAACTTTTGTTCTAATCATTTCTACAAACTTACAAAGACCTTCAAAGTACATTTCAGGATTACCATCTTCTTTGATAGTACCTTCCATTCTATATCCTCTTAAAATGCCGTAGCGACCTTGATAGGATTCAACTAGACCATCGATCAAATCTACAATCTCTTCATAATACTTTTGCAAAGCTTTGTGGGCTGCAAAAGAGTTAGTCTGTAAATGGTAGATATGCGCCTGATTACGGCTCTGCATTAATGTTCCTATAAATAGGCCGTAAGGTTCCATTATTTTTGTATTTTTTCTTTATAAACAATCATTCCTTCATTATCTTCAATTGCGAAAATATCGCCATTTAAAGAAGAGGTATTTTTTAAATCTTCAAAGTTTGCAGGAATTGCATCTTTTACTTTTACTTGCTTTTGATATACTACTTTTTTATTACGAGATACTACAATTGTCCAAGGGCCAGATTGAGAACCTTTTCTCACGCCAGCCATCATTTTAGACCAATTCTTTCCTTCATATAAATCTTCATCTTCATTATCATAATATCCAAGTATTTCTAATGAACTGTCAATTGCATTATAAACATCATCATCACTCATTTTACCTAATATTTCAGAAGGTGAAATGCCTAATTCATCTGTTGCAAATTCCCAAGCTTCAGTTCTACCTCCTGGATATAAATTAAAACCTAATTTCTCCATTTCCTCTTGATCATACTCTCTACGTTCAGAGACAATAGACTCTTTAATATCTTTTTTCTCTACGTCTTTTTTATCTTCTTTCTTTTCTACATTTTTCTTGCTTCTTTCTATCTTCTCCATCTTACTCATAAGATCATCAATATGTGTAGCAAGTTTAGCAATCTGTTCTTTGTATTGAGATGCATTCTTAGGATCTTCTTTAGCCATATCAATATGTTCTTTACGCTTCTTTTCAAGATGGTCTATAGTCTTTTTTAGTTTATCTCCAACTTTTCCTTTCTTTTCTTCAAGTTGAAAAGATTCTTCCATACATTTTTTATACGCCTCTGCTGCAATCTCTTGAGCTTGTGTTATATCAGCTGTAACTGTTTGAACATCTTCCATGCCTATATTAAGAGGCTGAATGCCTTCAAGTGGATTAAACTCCATTACAAGATCGGCTTCTTGCATATTTGCATTAGGTTTGCGAACTACATACATAGAAGCTACTCCCATATTTTCTTTCTTTACTTTCTTTGGAAGTCCTTTATGTTTAGTAGAAGCAAAGTCTTTTACATCGCCTTTTTTCATTGATTTAGCCATTTCTTTTGCTTTATCTGATGCTTGTGATGGTTTCATATCTCCTTTTTGAAGGGCACTAACTATACCCATTAATTTCTGTTGTTGTTGAGATGCAGATGGCATACTATATAGATTTACTAATAAATATCTGTTTTCCTAAACTCCTGTATCTTTTCTTTGAGCTGTTTATATATCTGATTCTTGTCTCCACCTTGCCAACTTTCAATGTCCCCTTGTTCAGTTACGAAGGTATCTTTTTCTTCAAGCCATGAATCCAAAGCCTGTTCAAACTCTTCAAGGCTGGCATTCTTATTCATATTAAGAATATTCTTTTCATACTGCTCATACTTACCTTCAAGCTTAAGTTTAGACTCCATATCAACAACACAATTCAAACACACTTTATGCACTGAATACATCTTCTTGTTTAGTTCATTAGCCTTCATAGGCTTCTTACAACTAGGACAGGTAAGAGGTAGAGATACAAGATGCTTGAACTTATCTAGCTTGGTAATAGACTGTTTGATGCCATTTTTAATGGTCCACTTCTTTCCGTCTTCTTCCCAAGTATCTCCTTCTTTATGTTCTTCTATTGTAGCTTCCCAGCCTCCAAGTACTTGAGTTCTATCACCAGTATTTCCGGTGATAATGTTTCTCATTCTTTGAACTTCACTTTTCTTAAACTCTTTTTTTAACGTAGACTCTTTTGGTATCATAACTATTTTATTCTAAATTTGCTTAATATATCTTTTGTTTTATCAATGTCTTTATGCATTATTGCAACACCGCCTAATGCTTTCCAAGGTGCTAGGTTTGGCCAATAGTCATCTATTAACATAGAATTCTTTGGGTCTGCAGTCATCATAGAATGCTTATCTCCTGTCTGAGCAAACAATATTTTCTTTGGCTGGGGATTTAGATTGTTCTTTATCCACTCTTGCTTACCTTCTTTAGCAAACTCAAATTTACTTGGGCTAGTTAGAATATAAGGCTTATATTTTCCTATAATAGACCATAGTTCTTGGCCTCCAGGCATCCAGTTCATCTTAGCCCAAAAGTCAACACCAGCTTTATTTACAGCCTCTTCAAATGCTTTAGGACCTTTTGTATTGCGATATTCTATAGGTGTTATTCCATAAAAATATTCAAACTTTTCATCAAAATCACACAATACTCCATCCATGTCACAATAAATTTGAATACCTCCAGATTGTTCTACTTCATAGATTTGTTTAAGGCTAGGAAGAAGAGATTCATAAATAAGATCATTACTATTACCATATTCTCTCATCATTATACCTGCTAAAGAATTAGCTTGATTCTCTATATTTGATCCAGTTTTACCAGCATCTGCATATAATTTTCCAAGCTCGTTTTGTCTATGATGAACTAATTCATGACATAAGGTTCTAAGTATATCTGCTAGGTTTCTATTACCTATATAAACGTTTAAGTGTCTTTTATTCGGATCATACTGTCCAAAGCTTCTTTTTTCAGTAGCCCATTCACGATCATTTGTAAAACTAGTTGTAGGAAGTTTATCTATATCAAGTTTGTTTTTTACAAACTGCATAAAATCCTCTATTATATATTGTCTTTGTTCTGGTGTCATTTCATTATTTTCAATAGTCTTCCGAACACATCTTTAGCCACTCCTTTATTATATGCTGAGTCTGGGATAAATTTAACAAACTCTTCAAAGTTACCGGCTTTAATTGTATCTCTCATTTGAGTTGCTGATATTCTACCAAATTTATCTTGTATAATTTCAGGCCTTACTTTATTAGGAAATCTTTTTTGTATAGAATCAAAGTATCCTAACTCATTTTGCTCTTCTTTTCCTGATGCAACGTATACTGGATTAACATCTGGATTCTCTGCCATAAAAGAAAAAATGTCTTTTATAGGTGTTGACTCTTTAGATATTGATACATCTATTTTAGGATTAGGTTCTGCTTTAAGATACTCTTGCCAAATATAAAGAGAATCTTCAGGAGTTATACCATACTTAGTAACATTAGATATAACAACATACACTTTATTAATATAATTTAGAGACGCTAAATACTTTGCGGCTTCAAAATGTCCTTTATGAGGAGGCTTAAATTTACCAGGGTAAAAACAAGGTCCTACATCTGGTGATCCTTCTCTTAATATATCTTCTGCTATTTGTCTTCCTAGTTGTTCGAAATTAATCATGGCGTAATAAATGATTTTGCTTTAGACACAACACTTTCAGTACTATCATCTTTTAGAGACTCAACTTTCTTTTCTATATCTTCAAACTGTCCAGCTAAGATATCAATTTGTATATCTACTAACTCTTTAGACTTTGCCTTCTCTTCAGAAGATTTTTCCTTAGTAGGATCTTTTTTAAAGGTGGAAGTAAATTGCCCAGAAGATAATAGTTCAGAAAAGAATTCTTTTAGCTTTCCAGAATTATAAGCCTTCATAAATGCATTTATCATCTTCTGTTCTGCAGGACTAACTTCTGATTGTACTAATAAAAAGTTATCTCCAAACATGCTTTTATATGTAGAGATATTTTTATATACTTTATTCCAACTTGATAGTATACCAACAGTTGGCACCTTTCTTTCTCTCTTAAAGTTCCTTAAGAAGCTTACAACCGGATTGGTGTAGACCATAATCATCATTACATCATAGCCTGCAGATTCTATACTCTTCACCCTATCTACATTTGTCCCTGTAGTATCGTAAAGAAAATTCTTGCCACTTTTTATGGTATTAGGTAGATCAACCTTCTCTATATAACTAGATGCCTTACCTAAACTATTGTACATAGGACTATCTTTATCCTCTACATACTTGTCAGCATTAATTTCTTGCCAGCCTGATTTTTCAAGCTCTGGTGTGAGTTGCCTAACTATATTAGACTTGCCAGCACCAGCTCCGCCAGCCATGACAATAGCCTTACTACCATTTTCAGGTTGTTCTTTCAATAAATCTAGTAGCTTGATCATACTACCAATAAATATTAATATGTGAGTTTAACAGTATTAGGAAGAGTAAGTAATTCTACTTCAGACTCTGGGTGCATAATCTTATATGTCTCATAAGTATGCAAGAACATGTCAAAGTATTCATCTACAGTCTTCTTTCCTTCAATTATTTCCCATCCTGCACCTTGCATTTTTTTGCCAGCTTTATCTGGCCCTTTCTTTGTAGATTTAAGCCATACGATACCGTTACGATCCACTTTTTGAAGGTATTTCTCTTCATAAGCTTTAGTGTAGGCTGATATTTGTAAGTGGTGGCTTTCATGAATTGAGTTTGAGGTTTTAATATCTAGAAGCCATTTCTCTCCATTAATATCTACCAATAGATCTAGGGTTCCAGAGTACTTATGCACATCTGAGAACATAAATTCTTCAGATAAAAGCAAGGTTGGTTTGTAAGTAGTCCAAAAATCTGTGAAGCTTAAAATCATTTTCCATACATGAGTATGATAGTTAACCTTGCCATCAGACTCAATCCACCTAATCTCTTCACCTTTCAAGAACTTTTCTACTGCATTGTGGACTTGAGTACCTTCATCACCTGCTCTGCGCATAACAATATCAGCATTATGCCCCATGTCTTTAATCCATGTTTCAAAAAAAGCACCTTTAGGAAAGTAGCCTAGGATAGTAGTAACAGAAGGATAGAAAACACCAGGAGACCTTTGATAATACCTTGAATCATGTAAAGTAATTTGTCTAAGCTCAGGATCTGTCTCAACAATTCTTTTTAAGAACTTATCTCTATAGACATTCTTGTTTTGTTCAATCATATTAGTTGTATTTTTTTGAGAAGCAGGTCTCCGAAAGACATTGGCTTCGCAGTATGTAATAACTTGGTCATACTATTAAAACCAAGCTCAGAAGGATCTTTACCTTCTAATTCTATTAAATAAACTTCTTTACCAAGATTAAGAAGATTTTGTGAATAATTAAGAGCTTCTTTAAGAGCATCTTTATCTAATGCTAAATATACTGTTTTTACTTCAGATTCTACTAATTTCATCATGAGTGACTGAGGAATAGTTTTACCAAATAAAGGAATGGCATTTCGTTTAATTGCAATGGCATCAAAAATACCTTCACATAATATAATAGGAATAGACCAATTAACAAAGTACTCTAGACCTATAAGTTCTGTTTTATTACAACTTGGAGCATCATATTTACGAGATGGGTCTGGTTCAAATGATCTGGCTATAAAATAGTTTATATTACCGTTTTTATCATAAGAAGGAACTATGATTCTATTCCTATATCTACCTGTCTTACAGTATCCAATATTATACTTTTGTATGTCTTGAATAGAAATGTTTCTTTTCTTTAGATAAGTCAAAGCATGTCGACACTCAAGAGATTTATCTGGGTTGTATAAGGAAAGAAATTCTTCTGGTAGGGTTACCTTATTTGGTTTAGTGGTATCAATCTTAGTATTATCTCCTTGAAAGTAGTTCTTCATTTCAAGAATCCTCTCAGTAGGAGCATCTACTTTTTTTAAGAGTGATACAGGAGTTCTACCTTTAGTAGCAGGATGGCAAGTCCAACAATTATATTGTCCAGACTTAATATTCACTATTAATTTAGGATTATGGTGCTTACATACTGGGCAATAGAATGCATAATCCATAGTGGTTTTAGAACCTTTTCCTTTACCAAGAACTGTTTCTAATAATCCTAATACGAGCAACTCTTTGTCCATCTATCAAATATAAGACAAAAAAATGACATAAAAAAATATTTATTAAAATAAATTTTTCTGTTTCAAATATTTGTTGTATATTAGTAAAACTAACGTCATATACTCAGGCTCTATGCCATAGCTTGGTTAAATTCCATGAGTGAGTTTTAGAATGAGTAAGCCATACGACTACCAGGAGTAAAGACCAATATATGCTTCAGGTATACAAAAATAGTTAGTAGTGAAAGCCTAAAATAATATCGGCCATATCCGACGGTTTAGTCCGCTAAAGGGTTTTAGGTATAAGCTACAGATGAAAAACAAAGTCAATTACACTCTAAAAAAAGGATAAATACCTTTAAACTAGCTATTATGCAAGCAGAAGATTTTCAAATAGAAGGAGATAAATTAACAGAAGAGCAATTAGATGCGCTATATATTTATTTATCAATGACATTTGAAACTATGAAAGATGAAGAAAAAGAAATGTGGTATGAAATTATGCAAAAAATAGATAAAGAATTTTATGAACAAGATTAAATTATTAGTATTAGAAGATTGTAGTAAATGCAAAAAATTAAAACAGGAATTAAATAATAACTATATTGATTACGAATATGAAGTTTGTAAATCGGATACGGAAATTTGTGATTCTATTGAAGATTTAACAGGCTGTTCTAACTATCCTATAGTATTAAAAATGTTAAATGCTTCTATTATAGAAGAGATAATCTATGTAGCAAATACATATGAAGATATAAGTAAAAAAATTATGTTTAATAATAAAGTTAAAGGTAAGGCCTTTCACTCTATAGATCAATTGATAGAGTACACAATAAAGTTGTAAATTTATAGTATGAAATACAAACATTTAATATTAAGGAAACTATTTGAATTAAACAATTTGATAAATTCCCAAAGAGCTTTAGTATCCACTTCTAGACCTCAAGATGAAATCAATTCTCATTTAGATAAAATAAAATATAAAATAGAAGAAATTGAAGTCTTGATAAATAGTGAAAATGAATTCTAAATAATAATAAGTTATGAAAAAATTAAGTCCTGAGCAAATGGCTGAGAATTTAGCCAAGTTTTATTCTTTTATTGGTAAGTATATTTCTGGTGATAGAAAAGATATGCTTCTGGAAATGTACAAGGATATTGAAGAGACTTTAGCTACTTCTCCTGCCTCTACCAAAATAAGTCATCACAATGCTTTTGCTGGTGGTTATTTAGATCATGTTAACAGAGTTACTGAAGCAGCTTTGGTATTTGAAAAGGTTTGGGATAAGTTTGGCCAGAGTAAAAATTACACAACAGAAGAGTTAGCTTTCTCAGCACTTAATCACGATCTTGGTAAACTAGGTACAAATGATCAACCAGTTTATATTCCCAACCAATCACAATGGCACAGGGAAAATCAAGGTCTTATGTTCAATTACAACCCTGCTATAGCTCATATGAGAATTGCAGAAAGAAGTTTATTTGTACTACAGAAGTACGGTATACAGGTTTCAGAAAACGAGTTCTTAGCTATCAGACTCCATGATGGTTTGTATGAAGAAGCAAATAAGCAGTATTATATTACCTACAATAAAGATACAGAATTGAGGTCTAATATAGCTTATATACTACATCAAGCAGATTTGATGGCTAGTAAAATTGAATCAAATTAAAATTAATATATTATGACAACAGGAATTATAGCCATTATAGTTTGGATTGTATCCATTATAGGATACGTAGTTTGGAATTTATTTCAAAAAAATAGAAAGTTAGAATCTATGGTTGTTAGACAACAAGTGTTTATTGGCAATATTAAAGAGTGTATGAAAGAGATAAATACTTGTGCCAATGAAATTGATTCTAAATTATGGATTCAATCTGATCCTGAGTTTTTAAGTCTTATGGAAAATGTTAAACAGATGCAGACTAGAATTAACGAATTTATAGAAGAATAATATGAGTGATATACTATTGAATGAGGAAGAGGTGTTATTAACTAAGAAAGGAGATCCTAGAAAAAGAAAGCCAAAAACAAAAAATAATTACTTTACTTCTGAAACTGAGGAAGCAATTCTAAGGTATAGGTCTACAAAAAATCAAGACGAAAAAAATAGGATTTACAATCAAGACATTCACTACGGGTTTTATAAACTAGTAGAGAATATCATTCATACATTTAAGTTCTATTATACTGAGGTTGACAATATAGAAGATCTTAAGTACGAAGTAATATCATTTCTTTTGCAAAAATTAGACCTTTACGATCAGTCTAAAGGTAAGGCATTTTCTTATTTTGGTACAATTGCCAAAAGGTATTTGATTATATATAACCAAAAGAATTACAAGAAACTCGTAGCAAAATCAGAGATCGGTGATCAAAGTGATGACAATGCCCTTCTAAATAGTATCCTTGTTAAAGAACCAGAACCAGAGCTAGATAAGCTAGATGTGGTCGAGCTTTTTATCAAATATGTAGATGACAATTTATTAGAGCTATTTGACAAAACAGAGGAGCTAAAGGTCGCTGATGCTATCCTAGAGATATTCAAGAAAAGGGAAAATATAGACATTTTTAATAAAAAGGCTGTCTTTATCTATGTTAAAGAAATGGCAGACACTCAGTCAAATACCATTACAAAGGTAATTAAAAAGCTAAAAAACATCTACAAAACCATTCTTAATAAGTATCTTGAAAACAATGACTATTAATATTTATTCTAAAAAGTCATGGAACTTGATAAGGAAATATTCAAAGGCAAAACTATTGCCAATCTTGTAGAAGAGGTATACAATAAGCAGAAAAATCAAGATTCTGCGATCAAACAGGAGATCATCAGGCTTGCTGATATGATTGAAACTCCTGGTGATGCTATTGTAGTTGTACCTATGCTAAAAGGATTTATAGACTCTAGTTTAAAGAATGACGAAGTTCTTCTTAAGCTACTTAACCTTTTCCAAAAAGCTGCTGAAAGTAAAAAGGCTGGCGATGCTGATGATTCTGGTGTTCTTACTGAAAAGGATATTGAACAGCTATTTTCTGAAGTTTCTAACATTGTAATTAAAGACCCTAAACAACTACCTAGCGTATAATGGCGTATACATTTGGACCTAAATTAGAATCCGATAATGGCGCTGGAGGTGGCCAATATTTCCAAATAGGAAGAGTTAAGTCTATTGTATTAGGACCAAATACACCAGCAGGTAAAAAAGATAAAAACTACCGATCTCCATCTGATATAGGTTCTATAAAATATGAACTACTATATTCTGCTTTATCTACTTCAAAATCAAAAGAAGTATCTGAACCTGCATATCCAATGTGGTATTTTATTAGGCAGTATCCTGTAGTTAATGAAATAGTTTTAATTGTTGTTGGACCTTCTATAGGATTAAATGATGGAGCAACAAAACAACAATACTATTATATGCCAGCTTATGGAATGTGGAATAATCCTAACCATAATGGATTTCCCAATATGGAAGAATGGGCAGACTATCTAAATACTTTTGCTAATAAACCAACATATTCAGGAAATGCTACAGAGAGCAAAACTCTTCCTTTAGGGTATACATTTGAAGAAAATCCTAAAATAAAAGATTTGCAACCTTTTGAAGGAGACACTATAATACAAGCAAGATTTGGACAGTCTATTAGATTTGGAAGTACAGTTTCTGTTTTAAGCAATGATAATACTTGGTCAAAGAATAAAGAAGGAACCAATGGAGACCCTATAACTATAATAACAAATAGACAAGGAGATAGAGTTGTTAGGAATAAATTTGATTCGATAGTTGAAGATATTAATAAAGACGGATCTTCTATATATATGACTAGTACACAAGAAATAGATCTTAAAGATTTATATAATTTTCCTTTAAATTCTTTTAGAACTTCCATAAAAGATCTTGGTGTTACTAATGCTGTTAGGCTTTCTACAAAGCCAACTTCTAATCAATTTACATCAGCTACTGATCAAGATAAAAAATCTAACGGGTAATGGCAATAACTCCATCATATAAACCAGATTTTCCATATAAGGGTGATCAAATAATATTATCATCTGATAGAGTATTATTACATTCTAAAAATGATTCTATATTTTTATTTGGTAAACAGTCTGTATCATTATCATCTACCAAAACTATAAATTTAGACGCACCAGATAAAGTTTTAATTTATACTAATAAAATAGAATTAGGCAATGACGCTGAAGCATTAGGTGAGCCTTTAGTTTTGGGAAGAACTCTTAATACACAATTAACAATGTTATTATCAGTATTAAAAAGTGTTGGAGATCAACTTTCAAATGTATCTGAATCTGATCTAGGAGCAAGCATGGGTATAATTGCAGGAGCTGGCCAAGCTATTTCTCAAGAAACAGAAAGACTTAGAGGTTTTTTAGTTGGTGAATCACAAATATTATCTAAAAGAAATTATACTAGATAACATGGCACTCCCTACTATAAATCCATCAGCACAGGCTAGTTTTGAAAAGGGTGCAGCATCCGCAAAAGAAAGGTATCAAAAAGGATTTGTAAATTTTGGAGATCCTAAATTAAATGCAAATACAACAACTGCAAAAGGATTAGAAAAAGTAATAGCAGTAATTTATAAGTTTATAATAAAAGCTCAAGGATCTGTTTTAGGTATTATTTATGGTAAATTTCAAAAACAAAATAGTAATAATCCTATAACTAAAGCTATTGATAGAGGCATAACTAATGTATTAGAAGATGTTGCTTCTGTTGATCTGTGTAACTTATTAAGTTATGCAATTAATGAAATACCTGGAGGTAAACAATTTAATCCTAATGATGAACCACCAGATAATCCGTTTGCTTTATCTAAATTTAGACTTCAAAAGGCAGCTTATGACGTACAGAAAAAAATAGATGATTATTACACTAGCTATGGAGATGCAAAAAATCCAGACAGTAAATTTGGCTTATATAATCTAACTAAAGATATAACAGAAATATTTAATCTTACTAATAATCCTAATTTCCCAATAAGCAATCCAGAATTAAATAAAGCTTTTCCTTCTCTTTCTATTGCTTCAAATTTTTTAACAAACGCATTAAGTCTATTTAATAGATATACTGATCTTAGACAAATTCCAAATGAGGAATTGCAAAAAATAATAAGAACAATAGATCAAATTAGAGTCTATACAATAGCTATACAAGGATTAAATATTCCAGCTTCTTTTGTTAATCTTGCAGATTCTATATTAGGAGGAGACGTTCAGAAGCAAATAGAAAAAATAAATAAAATTATAACGCCTACAAAATTAATACCTCTATTAAAACAGATATTAAAAGTAGCAACTAATTTAAATTCTTTAGGGACTAAACTTATATCTTATATAACCACAGCTCGAGGAATAATAAAAATAGCTATTATATTAATTAGAGTATTTGATTTCTTAATAGTATTTTTTAAAACTCTTTCTTTACCAAGTCAATTTACAACTGCTGGTATTCAAACAACTTTTAGTGATACTGTAACAGAAGTTTTTAAAGAAAGAGGAAAAAAGAAATTAGTAAAAAGATTAGCACAAATAAATGTATTATTAGGAGCTATAGCAGGATTAGCTCAAACAATGATAATAGGAATATATGATATTATACAAAAATTAAATTTAATATTACTAAATTTAGAAAATTGTATAAATGCACCATCTGATTTAAAAGCAGAAATTCAAACAACTATAGACAATCTATCTAGTACTGTAAATGAACTTCAAGACTTTTTAGATAGATATAATAATGCACAAGATTCATTAAATAGAACATTTGGAGAATATGTAATAGAAATAGTTACTGAAGAAATAGTAGATGAAGGAATAAGCATTAGAAGAAGATTTGGGATAGCTAGAAACACTAATGGATATATTGTAGCACAATCTACACCTACTTTTGCCTCTTTAGATTTAATCATAATTAATGAGGTAAAACTAATACTGTCTTCAAAAGGTTTGGTTAAAACCGGACTAAATTCACTATCTCCTGAAGAAACTCTAATTATTTCTGAATCTGTAAAATATCTAGATGAACAAGATATCTCAATAGACTCGGTAGAATTAACTACAGGTGATTTAAATAATTTAGAGGAAAATGAACAGGAACTAGGACTTCAGTCATTCTTAAATAATCTTCCCGGTGGTAAAGCTTTAAGGAAGAGGGTTAGGAAAATTTTGATTAAACAAAATCAATCCCTTACTAGCAATTTAAAAAGCACAGATCCAAATAGTAAATACACGGGTAATATAATAAAAGAAAAAGAAAAGGAAACTACCAAATTAAAAATAGAGGAGTTAGAAGACCAGAAAAAAAAGCTTAAATTACTACTATTAACTGGAGGCCCTGCAATTCAGGTTGTAACGCTAAATAAAATAATACAAATAGATAAAGAGATAAATAAACTTAAAAATGCTATAAAATAATATTTATAAGATATGGGACAAGTAGACCAATTAAGAAAACTAATAAGAGAGGAACTTAGGGCCGTTCTTAAAGAAGAACTTCCTAAACTATTAAGTGATGTTAAGAAAACTCCTATGCTAGACCCTAAAAAGAGCTTGCAGGAGCAGGTAAAATCAAAATTGCCAGGAACTCTAAATACCTCTGTACCTAAACCAATTAAGTTTACAGGAAACAATCCTATGGCAGCATTCTTAAATGACACTGCTCAAAGTATGTTAAATGAAGACTTTAGTATGACTTCAGATAATGTACACCCAGGACTAGCCTTCCAGCCTAAAGAAGTCAAGGTGGGTAGTGTAGAAGGAATGCTAGGAACAGCTAGAGGAAGCTCAAATTTAGATGCTGTACAAATAAATGAGGTTCCAGACTTTACCGGCCTTATGGCAAAACTTAAAGAACAAGGACAAATATAATGGCTTACGGATTAAAACAAATATCACCGTTAGATCTTAAGCCTTCAACAGCAATTGGAGTAAAAATCCCTTTTGATGCTGAAAATGTATTTTCATCTGTGTATACAACAAAGGATCAGATAAAGTATAATATCATTAACTTCTTATTAACCGATCCTAGAGAGAGGGTTTTTAATCCTACTTTTGGAGCTGGTCTTAGAGCTAGATTATTTGAACAAATAGATCAAGCATCTTTTGAAGAAATTAAGCAGTCTATAAGAACTCAAATGGAAAATCAATTCCCTCAAGTTCAAGTTACTACTTTAGATATAATAGGAAGTCCTGATTATAATTCAATCAATATAAAATTTAGTTATAGACTATTAAGATCAAATGAAAATGATTCTGTTATATTGACTATACAAAACATGTAGAAATGGCTAACCAAGTTGACATTAAATATTTAAACAAAGATTTTGCTTCTTTAAAAGCAGATCTAATAGAATATGCAAGAGCATATTATCCTACTGCGTATAATGACTTTACTCAGGCGTCACCTGGTAGTATGTTTATTGATATGGCTTCTTATGTAGGGGATGTGCTTTCATTTTATTTAGACAATCAACTGCAAGAAACATTTTTACAATATGCTAAACAAAAAGGTAATTTATTTACCTTAGCTTACATGTTAGGTTATAGACCTAAAGTAACTTCTGCAGCAATAGTTAATCTTGATGTATATCAACAGTTGCCTGCGGTTAGTCTTGGAGGTGGTAATGTAGCTCCAGACTTTACTTACGCTATGTCTATAGAGCAGGGAATGCAAGTTAAATCAAATGTAAATAGCTCTGTAGTATTTTATACTCCTCAAAAAGTTAATTTTGCATCATCTTCTTCTTTAGATCCTACCACAATAGAAGTATATACAATAAATGGAAGTAATGTTCCTACATCATATCTCCTAAAAAAGACGGTACAAGCTTTATCAGGACAGGCTAAAACTCAAACTTTTAGTTTTTCATCTCCCCAAAGATTTACGACAGTAACTATATCAGATAGTTCTATTATTACAATATTAGAAGCAAAAGATTCTGATAATAATACTTGGTATGAAGTTCCTTATTTAGCACAAGATTATATATTAAAGCCAGTACAAAATACTGCTGCTAATTATCCATCACTATATCAATTCCAGAATCAGGTTCCTTATATGATACAGAAGTTATCTGTGCCTAGAAGGTTTACATCTAGATTTAGAGCTGATGGATCATTAGAGATAGAATTTGGTCCTGGTATTAACTCTGTTGCAGATACTGCAGTACTTCCTAATCCTAATAATGTAAGCGTTGGTTTAACTGGTGGTGGACTTAGTACACTATCTAGTTCATTTGATCCAACAAACTTTGTTACTACTCAAACATATGGATTAGCTCCAAAAAATACAAGTATATCGTTTCAATATTTAGTAGGTGGCGGTGCTTCTGCAAATGCTTTAAGCAATCAATTAACTCAAATAGTATCTTATACCGTATCAGGAAATACTACATATCAAAACACTATAGTAGTAAATAACACAGATCCTGCCTCAGGCGGTGGTGATGGTGATACTGTAGATGAACTTAGAATGAATATTGCTGCTGAGTTTCCTACTCAATACAGAGCAGTTACTCAAGAAGACTACTTAGCAAGAACTCTTAGTATGCCTCCTCAATATGGTAAAATATCAAAGGCATATATAACTAAAGATGATGCTACGTTTAATAATTACATGCAAGGAGATTTTAGTCAAAAAGATCAAGTATTAGTTAGTCTTTATGTACTAGGTCTTGATGCTAATAATAATATAGCAGATCCTTCACCAGCATTACTTCAAAATCTACAAACATATTTGTCAGATTATAGAATGATGACGGATGCCGTTAATATTAAACCAGGTTATGTAATCAATATAGGCTGTGATTTTGAAATTATAATTAGACCTAATTATACTAGTCAAGATGTAGTTGCTAGATGCATATTAACTTTACAGGACTTTTTTAATATAGATAATTGGCAGATAAATGAACCAATTATATTAGGAGACATGTATTCCCTATTAGATGTTGTTGAAGGTGTGCAAACAGTAAAAGATATAAGAATAGTAAATAAATCTGGCGAAGCTAATGGATATTCAAGGTACTCTTATGATATATCAGCTGGTTCTTTAAATGGTGTAATTTACCCTTCTTTAGATCCATCTATATTTGAAGTAAAATTCCCTAATACAGATATTCAAGGTCGTGTAGTAACAATGTAAAAAAATAAAAAATGGCCGTATATAAAATATTTGCTTCTTCTGATACGACTTTATATTCAAGTAGTCCTGCTGCTAATACAGGTCTAGATGAAATATTAGAAGTATCAGTTAAAAATTCAAACAATCCATCTAACTATTTTGTAGATCCTGTTCCTTCTGAACCTTTGCTTCAAGACAATTTAAGAAGGGCTATTATATCTTTTTCTGATTCAGATATTGCTATATTAAAAACGTACACTACAGGATCATGGAAAACTAATTTACGATTATTTTTAGCTACTGCTGAGAATTTAAATACATCATATAGTTTAGAACTTAGGCAAGTTTCTCAGTCTTGGGAAATGGGAACAGGAAAATTTGGAGACTCTCCTGAGACTAGAAACGGTGCATGTTGGTATAGTCCTAATCAATTCACGACTGCTTCTAATCAATGGGGAAATGGTGCATTTTATTTAACTCCTGGTGGTGGATCGTTTACAAATTTAGTAGTTACACAATCATTTAATTATCCAGATAATAAAGATATAAATGTAGATGTTAGCTCTATAGTTGATACTTGGTTTAGTGGTTCTAGATCAAACTATGGATTTATAGCTAAACATACTAATGCAATTGAACAAAATTCAGGAAGCTATATAGGATTAAGCTTTTTCTCAGTTGATACACACACAATATATCCTCCGACATTAGAAATAAAATGGGATGATAGTTCATATTCTACAGGAAGTTTATCTGTAATTAATAGTACCGACAGTGTAATTACGCTATCTAATAATTTAGATACATTTAAATATGGAACAGGAAAATATAGATTTAATATAAATTCAAGAGATAAATATCCTGTAAGAACATTCACTACTTCTTCTTTATATACAACAAATAAAGCCCTTCCTCAAACATCTTATTGGGCTTTGCAAGATGTAAAGACAAATGATATACTAATAGATTACGACACTACATACACAAAAGTTAGTTGTGATGGAATAAATAGTTACTTTAACCTGTATATGAACGGATTAGAACCAGAAAGATACTACAAGATATTGATTAAAACAGTATTATCTGATGGTTCATCTTACGAGATAGATAATAACTTAATATTTAAAGTTACTAGATAATGGCGAATGTAGAAATGGTTAAGGAGATTTATGGACTTAATACGTACAGTAAAGCTATAAATACTAATTTTACTGAACTACTACAACCCGCTGTTGTTGAAGCTCCGACTACTGAGATAACAGTTGATCAGTTTTTTGAATATTATGACCAATTATTCTTTACTATACCTGTTGATGGTACTATTAACTCTCATACTTATATAGTAGAAAAAAGTCAACAGTATATAGGAGGTTCTGTATTAGACGCTGAAAAGCAGGCATTAATAGAAGAAATAAATTCTTTACGCCAACAGCTTTTAGATGTTAATCAATCGTTTGCAAATATTAATGATATAATATAATGGAATTAGTTAATATAACATATTCAGGGGAGGGATTTCAATCTCAAGACTTAACTCCATTAGATAAACAATTAGTAAATTCTAATTTTATAAATAGTCAATTTGGTGCACCAGAAGATTATTTAGAATTATATATCTATGATGAAAATAATAATCTATTAGATTTTGATTATGATGCATTTGATTACTACCCTTATTTAACAGCAAATCCAAAAAATAATACTTATTCTGCACTAACTTTAGATCCGGAAAAAGATTTAAAAAACAGAGGATACAATAGGGGTAATTTAAATATACAATATAATTTTTATAAAAGATTATTTAATTCTGCATTTGGTACTTTTTATTGGATTAAAGAAATATCTCCATCAAGAACTGAATTAAAATTAGCATCACAAACAATAAGTGATGATAGTATTTTAAATGGGTTTTCTCAATATCAATCTTATATAAGTAATAAAAATTATTACCCTGTATTCTATTTGAATTTAGGTAATAATCAAACTATAATAGCAAGTAATGTATCATATACAGAAGATGAAGACGGATCTTATCTACTAATAAAGCTATATGAACCACTAGATGCAGATTTTGATTTAAAATCTCAATTGTGGATAGTAGATGAAGTTGCAGAATCAGTAAGTTATAACGTATCTATTACTGTAGAAGCAGAGAATATAGATCAAGTAAATAGATTAAGAGGTCCTAATTTTAACGTTCAAATAAATGATAAAAATGGACAAACTACTCCATATTACAATTATGATAATTTATTAGCAAGCCCAGTAAGTTCTTCATATCAAAAACTATTAAGTTATTATCAAGATAGATCTGTAGCTATAAACGTAGATTATACTAACTTTACAAACTTTATACATTTTTCAAGTGCAACAGAAAGAGTAAGCAATTTTGTTTATAAAGCTGGACTAATAGAACAATATCAACAACAACAATATAGCCAATCTATAATTGCTGGAGGCTCGGCAAATTCTTCTTATAAAGCAAATTCTATAGACTCTGCTCAACAAGCTATAGATAATATAATAGAGAAATTTGATACTTACGAATACTTTTTGTATTTTAATTCTTCAAGTTTTGCATGGCCTAAATCAACGTTAACTCAACCGTATCAACTATATTCAATAACTTCTTCTCAAGTTAGTAACTTTTTAGGATCAACTAGTATAGTTCCAACGGCAACTACTCAATCTTTATTATTTAGTGCATCTTATTATGATTCTACTAATAAAGATCTACTACATAATTCTATACCTCAGTACTTATTAGATGATTCAAACAACCAGCCTTTCATTACCTTTATGGATATGATTGGCCAACACTTTGATAATATATGGATCTACTATAGAGATCTTTCTAATAGATATAATGCTACCAATAATCCTGATACAGGAATATCATTAGACGTTGTTGGAGACGCACTGAAGGGTCTTGGTATTCAGTTATATACAAACTCAAACGTATCAGATAACCTCTATTATACGTTGTTCGGAATCAATACAGATGGATCGCTACTTCCTCCAACAGGATCAGAAAAAATAACTGCAATTGGAGGAAAGTATGTTACTTCAAGTTTAGAAACACTTTCTGCAAAAGAGATTCAACAAGAATTATATAAAAGACTGTATCATAATTTACCATATTTACTTAAAAGTAAAGGCACAGAAAGAGGTATTAAAGCACTTATTAGTACTTTTGGTATTCCTGATGATATTTTAACTGTTAGAGAATTTGGAGGAACGCCTATAAATTCTGTAGATGGTGTTTTTGATTTAGACTCTTCTACTTATAAAATAGCTATAGTAACAGGAAGTAACGGAAATGTAACTAGTAGCTTAACTCTATCTTCTTCATTACTACATCCTGAAGCTAGTTTACAATACTATCAAAATATTAATAGAATTAATACTACAAATGTAGAAGTTGGATTTTCTCCTGCTGATACAATTAATAGTAATATAGTTTCTTCTCAAGGATATTTTAATATAGATCAATTAATAGGAGCACCAGGATATCAATACTCTGCATCATATACTCCTTTAGTAGATTTTAATGAAACATATTTTAGTTCATATACTCAACCTAATAGTATTTGGGAATATATAAGGTTGATCAAGTTTTATAATAACTCTTTATTTAAAATGATTAAAGACTATGTTCCTGCTAGAGCTAATCTCTCTACAGGTATAATAGTTAAGTCACATATGCTAGAGAGAAATAAATATGCCCGTCATGAACCTTATGTAACTTTTAATGACTATTCTCAATCAATATATATAGGAACTATAACAGGTTCCTCAGCAGGAGTAGTTAATGGGTCTACTTCATTTACAGGTAGTATAATGACTCCTTCAGGCTCAGTTCAATTTATAAGTTCAAATGGAATAGAAAAATACACTGGGGAATTAAGCGGTTCTACAATAGTAGTAACAAGCGGTCAAGAATTTCCTCAATTTGAAATATCACAGCTTCCTTCTAGTTCTTTATTTTTAACTTATTCATTAGGTGCTTTATATCAAAATGTTACTCAATCTGTAAGATCACAAATACTTTTTGATTTAGATTATAACTCCGATCAAACTATACCGGTTAACTATGGAATAGTAACCCAATCTATAAATAATTCTCAGATTAATAACTATGCTTCATATACTAATCCTAATAATCCTTACGCGTACGTTCAAGATTATAACTATAATTTAAAAAGGTCTATATATCCTAGATATGCTGGATCTATAATTAAGAGTGCTCAATATAATGTTTATACCGCTGGAGATATTTCATATGGTAAAACTGCCACTATAGATAAAATAAAATATCAATATGCTTACTTATTAGATATATACGGAGCTTCTATATATTTACCCGGAAGATCTAATGCTCAAATAAAATATCTAATTGACAATGATGAAAATGTTTTAGACTTAACTAAAACAAATCAAAATATATTTAGCGTACAAAATGTATTTAAATCAGGTGAAACTGCCGACGTTTCTTTATTTGAATACGATGAAAAAAATCCGTATTCTCAACAATTAGTAAATAATCCCACTTTACAAATATTTGAAGGCGGGTTTAGATATCTTCCTATACTGCATAACATTAGTGGATCTAGTCAACTTACTCAATCATATACTCTTAATGTACCAAGTAAAATAACTATAGATGCAGGATCTGGGGCATCTCCAAATGATCCTGTACTACAAGAAGAAAATTGGAGCATAAGTTACTATACAACAGAAACAGTGGTAGAAGCATGTGTAGATGGTGGTGGAACTAGTAATTATACTATAAAACTTTATGTATCATGTAATCTTGGGAATGTTCCTTATAATGTAAATGTTGTTGTAAGTACATATATCCAAGATGATGGATACGCAACATGTGGAGTCACACTTAGATCTAATACTATAAGAATTAATATTGGAGATTTTGATGGGTATAGTAAAACTATTGCTTTTGTACCTAGTTGGGCTGGTACTTGTACAATTGGGGCACCACCATTTTTTGGATTACCTCCTGGCATTTCTGATTGTACTAAATATGTTTCAAGTATTGAGGCTGTAAGTGCTGAAGGTAGCCCTGCTTTTGAATATTATACTAGTCAAGTAACGTCTTCTCAACCTTGCTTATATTATATATCTCAATCAAATCAATTAGTATTTAATTCGACAATTGCGTACTTTTATAATACAAATGGAATAACTTTTAATTCTACAAGTGATACTGCATGGACAGCATCTTATTTAGATGATGTTATTCTGCCTTTTACATTAGATGTTGGAGATAGAATATCCTTATATGATTCATCATCTAGATTGGGATGGAATGAAAAATTTGAGTACATAGTAAAAAACACATCTATTACAGGTTCTGGGATAACTGGTTCTAGATTATTAGTTGAATTAGATAGATCAGCAAACTTAACATCATTTGTATCAGCATCTACAGTCCCTACCGAATCACTCACAGGTGCTCCGTATAGAGCTTGTAGATATATAGTTTGGAAACACATACCAGATGAAACTAATGTAATGCTAAGATATAATCCTAAAGATTCTACTATAGTTGAAAATGGAATATTATTCCCTCAATATATAGATCCACCAGTTAGGAATAACTCTGGCAATGTCATAAAAGCACTTAAGCAACAGAATTTGATAGACCCAGATACAAATACAATAATTTTCCAATAACACATATTTATTTAAAAGCCCATTTATATGTCATATTTAAGTAGTACATCAGTGGTAGTAGATGCTATCCTCACTAAAAAAGGTAGAGAACTCCTTTCCAGAAATGATGGATCATTTAGAATTACTCAGTTTTCATTAGCTGATGATGAGATCGATTATACTCTATATAATCCTACCCACCCATCAGGATCTGCATTTTATGGTGAAGCTATTGAAGCAATGCCAATTATCCAAGCGTATCCTAATGATATGGAGATCATGAAGTATAAGCTAATAACCCTTCCTAGAGGAACGGCTAAAATCCCAGTATTAGATCTTGGATATAATGCTATTGTTATTAAGCAAGGAGCTTCTTTAGCAATTACTCCTCAAACATTAAATTATCTTGGAGCAACATCAACCTTTGAACAATCAGGATATGTAGCTACAATTGGTGATGTAAGAACAATGAGTTCATTTAATGGAGTTGGTATTAATACTCCTGAAGCTACGTCATTAAATAGTACAACAACTATAGGTACTAATGTAAGTAAAACGGTTATAGGAACTACAATTAACTTAACTGCAACCACAGTTAATACTTTATTTGGATCTAGTACATCTTTATTTACTACCTTAGTTGTAGTTGGGCGTGATTCTGGTGCTAGAATTTCTATACCTGTAACAATTATAAAAGTAACCTCATAATATATTAAACTATGTCATTTACAAGATTAGATCCTACAGATTTTGTAGTATCTGCTGACTCGGTAACAGCTCCCGCTTGGAGTAACAATGTAACTACTCTTACTAGCTTTTTTACAGCGTCCGCTGGTAGTACAGGCAGCTATTATGTTGATTCTTATGATGGGGCAATTACTTCACCATCTGCATCAGTTCAATTTTCAGTAGCTTACGGACACTATGCTGGATCTGGATCAGCACCATTAAATTCTGTAGTAATAGGAAAAAGTCCAACTAGAATTACATTTGGTCAATTTAGAAATTTAATTTATGGAGATGCAGAAAGCGCTGTAAATTTTGGTGGATTAAACACTAACTCTCCTGATTTAATAGCTATTCAAATAGATAGAAATAAATATAAAGAAAGCCTTTTCCCTGGCACGTTTAATTTAACTTTATCTGGAAGTGATAACAATGGACCTATCAGACTAACTGATAATTCAAATGATGTAACTACTATAACATATTTAGATGGGGGAAGAGTTTTTGATATAATATCTGGTTCTAATGGAAGTGCTGCAAGCAGCCCTACTTTAACTGGTGCTGTTAAAGGATATACAGTATCAGGAAGTTACGGATTATTTTTACCTGATATTGGATTAATTCTTTTAAACCCTAGAGCTTTATCTTTAAGTACTGCTACAGGAGGTATTGTTACTTCATTTAGTGCTGCAAATACAGTAGCTGCATCTAGTGCAAATAATGATTTGATTTATACTATAATAAAATCAGGCGCAAGTTTTCAACTTAATTCTCAAGAGACAATCTCTTCTGATTATGTGTTTGTAAGATTTAAAAATGCTGACTATAACTATACTACTAACCCTTCATTTATAACAGGTTCGGGTGAATTAATATACTCTAATTTTATTAATAGTCCTCAAACATATCCTACAACTGTTGGATTGTATAATGATAATAATGAATTATTAGCAGTAGCTAAAATGTCTAAACCTCTTACAAAAGATTTTACTAAAGAAGCTTTGATAAGAGTTAAATTAGATTGGTAGTAAAAAACTACAATAGTTTATAAATGGGAATGTCAAAAAATACTCTTGATAGATCAGATATTTCTACTTTTCCGGTAAAGTTAAAATATTCTGCATCTTATGCAAGTTCTTCTGCTTTAAATTACGGAATAACTTTAAATAGAGGTGTGAATGGATCTTTTATTTCTGATGGGAACTCTTTCCTTGTTTATAAATTAGCCAAACAATTATATTACAATTCTTATTTAACGGGATCATTAAATAATACTGCTAGTGCTTGGAATGATAATTTGCAATCCACAGCAGCATCAGGTACTTTTGATAACGACTTTAGATATTTTCCAAATTCTATTGATGATCAAATAACTGTTATGGCAATGCCTACAACTATATTTGGCGAAAATATAAGTCGAAAGAGTTTAAGAATATCAGGAGCCACTTATAATCTTATAGATGATGGTAATGGAAATGTTATAGATACAAATAATAATAATGTTCATGTAGGAAACGTTTTATACGCTCAAGGTATAGTTACTATTACTAATTTAGATTACGAGTATGCTCTAATACAAACAACAACAACTACTACAACTACTAGTACAACTAGTACAACAACTACGGCTGCGCCGACTACTACAACTACTACAACTAGTACAACTAGTACAACAACTACGGCTGCGCCGACTACTACAACAACAACTACGGCTGCGCCGACCACAACTACTAGTACAACAACTACTACTACGACAGCTGCGCCGACTACTACTAGTACAACAACAACTACCACAACTACAAGTCTTCAAGCTATATCTGTAAGGTTGGATACAGTCATAACTCTTTGTAGTACAGGTGCAGTAATTAGATACGTAGATGGTGGTGTTTTATCAGGCATGGCA